GTAGTAATCGATCCTCAAGGTAATGTCCGTATCGCTGGAGTGCCTGTAATTGGTGCTTCTTGGGTAACTGATGACAAAGCCCTGATTATCGACTCTAACTACGTGGAAAGAGTTGAGACTGAAGGTCTGCGTGTTGAGTTCTCTTATGAGGATAGCGACAACTTCCAAAAGAACTTGGTAACTGCTCGTGTTGAGTGCTTCGAGGACATTAACCTCCTCCGTACTGATGCAGTTATCTATGCTGACTTTGGTAATGTCTAACATAGGTGCTGTGGTTTGATGTGGTGGGGCCGGTTTCGGCTGGCCCCTTTTTTTAATATATATTCTATGCTTTACAATCTACTTATCGACTGGGAGGACCAGACAAATGAGTCCGGGATAACCGAACCTCTGACAGTTAATGAGGTAAAAAACTACCTCAGATTGGAGGGCTTTATAGACAGCTCAGATAGCATCCCTTCTGACTATGACGATGACGATGCTCTCATAGCTGATCTTATTACCTCTGCCAGAGAAAGGATTGAGGAGTTTACTGGCCTGAGCTTAATCCCTAAGACATGGGAGATTGAGTTCACTAACTTGGCTGGAGACTTTGAAATACCTTTTGGTCCGGTAAATACCATTATCAATGTCAAAGATGATGAGGGAGATAGTATAAGCACTGATGACTTTGATGTGTCCTTAAATGGCCGCATCCTAAAGACCCCTAAGTATAAGAATATGACCATGCTCTATGATGCTGGTTATACTACTTTACCCAAAGGGTTAAAGGATGCCATGTATAAAGAGGTCGCTTATAGATACATTAACAGAGGGGATGAGAATGTGGAAGGCATGAGCCGGGAGGCTATGAACTTGGCCTCGAAATATAAAACAGTCAACTGGTTAGGATGATAGGTAACCTCAAACCGATAAAGCTCCTAAAATACACTAATACTATCGATGCCGATGGGGATGCTACCGATACGGTGGCAGTAACCTATAAGATGTGGGCTGAGATAGAGGATGGCGGTGGTGGAAGGACTCAGGCCGATGGTCGGACAGATATGTCAGACACTAAGACCTTTAAGCTACCATTCAGAGGCTACAATATCACACCTGACTACAAGATAGAATATTTCGGACAGACCTATTCTATTAGTGCTGTGAGAAGGATTGATGAGAAACGATTTTATTGGGAAGTAACCGCATTTACCATCTTTGGTTAAAGTTAATGTCATAGGATTAGAGAGCTTAAAAAGCCGCATAGACTCGGCCAGTAAGGAATTAAAGACCGATGTAGATGCAGAGCTTCAAGTCGCTGCCTTTGACTTTGTGGCTTTAGCTAAGAGAGATTTGGCGAGCCAAGGAGGAGACAGAGGTACTTTATTAAGGTCGATAACACAAAGCAAGGAAGGAGATATGTCCTATGTAGTTTCGACTAATGTCTTTTATGCTCCTTTCATTGAGTTTGGCACAAAGAGTAAGTTTAACCCATACCCAGGGACCGAGGAGTATGCCAGCCAGTTTAAGGGGGCAAAGGGATCGGGAACTTTGAAGCTGATAGATGCTATCAAAGGATGGGTAAAAAGAAAGGGGATTGCTAAAGGTAAAGAAGCAGACAGAGCAGCCTTTTTGATTGCTCGGTCAATATTTAGAAAGGGTATAAGGCCAAAGCCATTTTTCTTTAAGCAGATACCCATAGTTAGAGAACGATTGATAACAAATGTAACAAAAGTATTAGATGGCATTTAAGACTGCACTATACGACCTAAAGACAGAATGGTACAAAGCCCTCGATGGGGTTATCTCTGTGCCAGTCTATAAAGATGCTGTGCCTCTAAATCAAAATGGCAACTATGTACTAATTAGGTCAGAGGGTAGTACCCAGACAGACCTCAACAACTCTGCATTTTTCCAATCTGCTGTTATTGTAGTGGATATACTAACAAAATTCGCTACTTTAGGAAACAGTAAGATTGCTTACGATATAGCCCAAGAGATTTACGATGAGATTATTCTCAGTCCTAACTCTTTTGGCATAACCATACCAGACCATCAGATTACACAAATAACAATCCAATCAGAGACCGAGCTTTACGAGGATGATGGCTCTGAAAAACTATTTAGGCTTTTACTTAGATATGAGCATATTATTAATCAAAATTAAATAAAAACAAAATGGCAGATGCTACAACAATCTCTGGCAGTGTGATGTTCATTGAATATTCAGACACTCCGAGTGGTGCAAGAAAGTCGGCTGTTTGCCAGAGTGAGGGATCATTCGATGGCAGCCGCAATGTAGTTAGTGATGAGACTAACTGTGGAACTTTGAAAGTATTAGGACCTCAGAACAACCGATTCACTCTGAATGCGGTAGTGGACACTGTACCTGATGCTAACGAGGCTTCTTTCAATGATTTTCAAACTCTGTATGCCAACAATACTAAAAAGTACTGGCATCTGACAGACTCAGCCGAGACTATCTATCATGGTGGTTACGGTTGGATATCAGCTCTGGGTCAGCAGAATGTTAGCGGTCAGACTGCTAAGTTCACAATGACTATCGAGATCGAGGGAGACATTGATACAACACCAGCAAGCTAATAACACATGAAACAAATCACACACACAATCGGAGGTAAGGATGTAACACTAGATGTCGGCAAGATGTGGTTCTCAAAGTTTTACGGAGAGGCTACATCTTCCGATCCTTTGTTAATGTCTGAGCTTCTAAGCAAGCCTGACAAGCAATTTGATTTTATTTGTGGCCTCGTTTATGGTGGGTTAAACTGCTATAACAAGGTCAATGGCATTAAGGAGTTTATCACTATCGAACAAGTCCAAGAGTGGGTCGGTGCGATGGATGAGTCCGATGCCGCTAGTTTGATCAATAAGTTTGTAGAGGCTAATAAACCTAAAGACCAGGGGGAAGCCCCGGCCCAAGTGGCAAATCCTTAACTTGGGATGAGATGAGGTCGGAAGCCTTTGGCCAGATTGGTCTGCTTCCGGTGGAGTTTTATGGTTTGGAGGTCGATGAGTACCTGCTTTTGAGAAAGGGGTATATCGAAAAGGTAAAGAATGAGTCTGTCTTGTTAAGGTTTCAGACAGCCTTAATATGCGAGGCTTTGATAGGAAAGGGTAATGGGGCGAGGTTTGTCATGGATAGCTGGCAGCTTGATAGTAAGGCTGATTTAGACCAAGAACAGGTCCGGGCACTCCTAAAGGCCAAGAGAGAGAAAGAGGCCTTAAAAAGGCTTAAAATGAAGCAGAATGGCTGAAATGCAAATTAAGATAGCGGCTGATGTCAGTAATGCAGTTAAAGGATTAAATCAAGTCCAAAGTGAATTAGAGCAAACTGGCAATAGTGCTAATGCTTTAGGCAATACAATTAATCGGACAGCCACAACTTTTAACAAATTACCCGGTTCTGCCAATCAGGCTAATCAAGCTATAACAAATCTTAACCGAGTGGTGCAAGATGCCCCATTTGGTTTCATAGGTATTCAAAATAACATAGGCCCACTGATTGACTCATTTGGTCAATTAAAAACCTCTACGGGTACAACCGGAGGGGCTATTCGTGCTTTGGCTGGGTCTTTAATAGGTCCAGCAGGAGTTGGTTTAGCTATTGCCGCTATCAGCTCTGCTATAACATTTGCGATACAAGGATTTAGTTCTTGGACAAGAAGCACAAAGGCAGCAAAAGAGGAGACAGATAAATTAGCTCAAAGTGTAGCTGGAGAACTTGTTAATTTAACATCATTAGTAGGGTTAGCACAAAATGTTAATGCAAGTCAAAACGATAGGAAACAGGCATTAGCTGCTTTGAATCAAGAATATGGTAAATATTTACCTAATCTTGAAAAGGAAGGCATCACATTAGCTAACATCAATGATGCTTATACCAAGATAACAGATACCTTATTAAATCAAGCAGTTGTAAAAGGATTGCAAGAGGAGATAGGTAAAGAAGTACAAAAGGTTGCTGAACAAATTATTAAGGTTCAACAATTAAGAGAAAAGGATAGGCTTGGATTAAATCAACAGAAAGCATCTACATTCTCAGCTATAGCCGCTGAAGATAGGTTAACTGCTGCAATAGATCAAAAGAATAGAGCTACAACTGATGGATTTATAGCCCAAAGACAACAAGAATTAACAACTAGAGGTCTAATAGGTACGACAGACACCTATGGACAAATAATTTCTAATCTTAAAGACGAATTACGAGCCACATTAAATCCTTTATTTAACCTTACAAATCAGTTCACTGATTTAAATGTAGAGTTAAAAAAGACTAAAGAGATTAAAACTGGCAAATTAGATTTTAGTCAGTTTTTGCAACAGCAAGAAATTGAAATACCACTAAGGTTTAGTGATGATCCCATTGAAATAGAAAAGGGCATTAGTCCAGTTGCCGCTGAGATACAAAACCAAATGAGGGCTTATTTTAAAAGAACAGAGCCTTTGGATGCTTCTTTACTTTTAGCCTTAGATGCTGAAAAGCTAAAGAAGTTTGAATTTATGGGTTTCAAAGGGCTCACTGAGGCGCAGAAAA